AGCCCTCGTCGCCGACTCGCCCACTGCTGGCACGGCCGCCGCGGCGACGTCTACATCCTCGGCGACCCGCGGGACGTCAGCTGGATCGAGAAGCGCTACGGCCGCGTGCTCAATCGCATCCTCACCGACCTCAACTACGCCGGCCTCGAGCTGGTCAACGCAGAATCGCCACAAATCACCAAGGAGAACGCCGCATGAACCCGATCGCAGTAGCAATCAAGGCCGAGCTGGCCGACGCAGAGGCACGACAGATCGAGCTTCAAGACCAGCTCGAGACCCAAGACCAATTGGTTGACCACCTCAACCGCGTGCTCACGACCTTCGAAGACGGTCCGGCCGCCACGATCGAAGTGGTGCACGTAGACCCGCAAGTTGTCCCCGACGCTGCGCAGGACGCGGCGACCGAGATTGCAAGGAGCGTCGTCGAGGATCCGCCCAAGGGCGGCACCAAGGGTCAGATCTTGGAGATCCTCAAGAGCGGCTCGAAGTCTCAGGCAGACCTGCAGCGCGAGATTGGGGTCTCCTCGCCGTCCATGACGTACGCCGTCCAGGCGCTGCTCAAGGAAGCGAAGATCGAGCAGAACGGCAAGGAGGGGCGCTCGAAGGTCTGGCAGTTGCCGACGAAGGCGCCGGCGTCGCTGAGCGATGCAGAGGTTTCCGAGGTCGAGCAATTCGAACAAGACACTGAGCTGGAGCCAGTCGCACCGCACACCGCGCTCCCGCCGGCACGTCCGGCGACCAACGCGGGTACGACGTCGACCGCGTCGGCGGGTTCGGTCGGGCAAGACACTCGCACCGCGCGCAACGGCGAAGACATCGACGACGTCGTCTACGAGGAGATCGAGGACGAAGGTCCGCTCGAGTATCACGAGATCGTCACGGCGACCGGCGAGTCAGGCGTCCTGATCAAGGCCGCTCTAGGCCGCCTCAAGGCTCAGAACCGCATCGACGAAGGTGACGACGGCAAGTTCCGGATCCGCCTCAACCAGTCGCCGCGTGAAGCCGCCGAGGCGGCCGCCACGGAAGAGCCGAACAAGGATCTCCGCAAGCGCATTCGCGCAGTCCTCAAGGCGCACAACGGCGCGAGCGCTCGCAAGCTCTCCGGACTCCTCAGAGGCGTCAGCGACTCGGAGGTCTCGACCGAGCTGCACCGCATGCAGGACGAGGATCTCGTCAACTACTACGGACTGACGCGTCAGTGGAAGTTGATCGAAGACTGATGGGCGCCCAGGTGAAGGTCATGTTCCGGGTGGACACGTCACGGCTGCGCCGGCAGCTGGACCGCTCGACCGCGCTGACGACCCAGAGGCGGATTAACCGCCTACGCCGTCGTGGCCACGATCGCGCGGCCGAGAGCGTGCGCAAGGCGTACTACTTCCAGCACGGCACCACCCCGGCCGAGCACGCGCTGCAGTTGCGCGTCACGGACGCCCTGGCCTCCGATCGCTGGAGTCCGCAGCCATGAGCGACGCGGCCGGATATGTCGCAGTACTCGCGCTCACTGCCGGGATCGTCTTTGGGCCTATTGCGTGGCTGATCGTCTTCGTGATCCTTGCCGTCGTCTGGATTTACGGGGCACCGGCGTGAAGCGCAACGGCACCAGCCGGATTCTTACCCCGGCCCAGTACGAGCAGCTGCTCGAGACCGTGAGCGAACGCGACCAGCGTTGCTGGTTCGCCGATTCGATCCCGCACGACTGCCTGGGCGAGGGCCAAGCCGCTCACCTCATCGAACAGTCCAAGCTCAAGAGGCACTTCCCGTTCGGCCTGATCAAGAAGACCGCAACGGTCAACGGGGAGGACGGCAGCAAGACCACCCGCGAGCTCTGGCTCCCGGCATCGCGCGTCGAGGTGCCCGGGGCAGCTCCGCGCATCGACCTCGACAAGCTCGCCATGGACGATCGCAACGCCGTCTACGCCTGCAGCTGGATCCACCGCATCTTCGATGCACGGATCTACCGCCACAAGCCGCTCGAGTTCCCCAGGGCGCTGCTCGACCCGCGCTTCGAGATGTTCGTCAACGAGTTCAACCTCGAACGCCTCGCGGCCCAACGCTTTCCCGTCCACCTCCCGGACGACTTCGACAACCCGCTCGGCATCGAGCAACCAACAGAACAGGAGTTCGAGTGATGTTCGACTCGGCACAGCAGGAGAAGACCAGCAACCCGATGGCCAGCTTCGGCAAGCGCAAGACCGACTCAGCCACGGCCGAAGAGATCGCCGCGGAACGAGCAGCGAGTCGACGCCGCGGCTACCTGACGATCGCCGTGGTCAGCCTCGGCCTCGTCCTGGGTGCCTGGCACTGGCAGGCCGGCCTCGTCTTCGTCGGCCTCACGGCACTCATCGCCTCAATCCCAACGTCCAACTAAACACCCGGCACCAGCCGGTCAACCAATCGAAGGAGAACACTCAGCATGGCAATCGCAACCCCAACGGCACTCAAGCCGTCCGAGATCAACGTCGTCGAGGATTTCAACCCTCGCACCGAGATGGACAAAAAGAAGCTCGACGAGCTCGCCGCCTCTATCAAGCAAGACGGCATCATTCAGCCCCTGGTTGTCGCCGAGGCTGACGAGAAGGGCAAACACCAGCTGATCGCCGGGCACCGCAGGTTCGCGGCCGCCAAGCGGATCAAGCTGCGCGAGCTGCCCGTCGTGGTCCGCAGCGTGAACGGCGACGCAAAGGCGCTGGCCGTGATCGAGAACCTCCAGCGCGAGGACCTCAATCCGATCGACGAGGCCAACGGCTTCGCCCAGGTTATGGAGGCAGAGGGCATCAAGAGTCAGAAGGAGCTGGCGGAGCGCCTTGGCGTGTCGACGAGCCAGGTCTCTGACCGCCTCAAGATGCTCAAGCTTCACCCCGACGTCCAAGAGCTTTTCAAGACCGGAGAGTTGCCGGCATCGGTCGCCGGGTTCGTCGAGAAGGCGCAACGAGTCAACGAGGTCTTTGCCTACGCGATTGCCGAGGTCCTTGCGCACCCGCACGACAACGAGCTTTGGTCGACCGATCTCGGAGACCTCGAGGACGCGTCTGACGTGATCAACGCAGCGTGGAACCTGATTGAAAGTGGCGACTTCCCCGCGGATCTCGGGGAGTGCACGGCCACTTCAAACATGATGCGGTCAACCATCTCGAGCTACAGCTTCCGGATCGCATGGCCACAGGGCTCAAACAAGGTCAAGAAGGATCTCAGCGACTGGCAGTGGCAGCCGAGCTGGACCGACCAAGACCGCGCCGCCGCTCGTCAGTTCGGCTGCCTCTTCGAGCACAAGTGCAAGAGCGGCGGCGAGACCGTGACGCTTCAAATCGCCTGCGACGCAGAGTTCGTCTTCGGACTCCTCGAGCAGAAGCACGAGGCTTGGACGGCGGGGGAGCGCAAGAAGCGCGAAGCGGAGAAGCAGGCTCCTAAGTCCAAGGACCCCGAGGCCGAGCGCCGGAAGAAGGAAGCAGCGGAGGAGCGTGCGCAGATCACGAAGTCGAACGCTGACTTCACGGCGCGGTTTCAGCAGCACCGCGGCGACATTCAGGTCGACCTCGACGCAGCGAAAGCGATGATCGCATCGACGCTCGGGCTCAACCAGACGTACAGCGCATCTCTCGCGCATTTCTTCGCGCTCACTGACCCCGTCATGGAGGACAATCTCGACAAGTACTTCTCTGGCGGCAATGACCGGGCCGAGGTCGCGCAACTGCTCAACGAGTACGTTATGGACGGCCTCAATGCGTGTACGACGATCGATGAGGTCTTCGCTTTTGGCTGGCGCGCACACGTCGCCGGCGCGGGGCTTCATCACCCGAGAACGAGGTGGGACGAACCATCCTTCGACGAGCTCCCCGAGGGGCTGCCTGACCTACAGGATCTCGCGGTCGCGGCCGGCGAAGCGATGGGGACTGGCACCGCGGCCGAGGTCGACAAAGACCAGCTGTCAATCGACGACGCTCAGCCAGCCGCTGAGTAGGGCTACTGATGTTCTTCCGCAGAGGAGAAGCCTGGGCGATCGTGGAGGGCCGCAGGCATGCGACCTACAAGACCAAGTTCCCCAAGCAGAAGATCGGCAAGATCTACGCCGTGCAGGTGGCTCCGCCAAAGGGGCAGAAGCCAGCGCCCGGATCCACGCTCGGAAGCATCCGAATCACTCACATCACACCAGTGCGACTGGGCGAGGTCACCACGGCCGACGCTCAGCGCGCTGGCCTGATGGACCTCAACCGCTTCAAAGAACTCTGGGTCCAGCGCGGCCGCGAATGGGATCCTGCGCGGTCCGTCTATCGGATCGAATTCGAGCTGGTCTCGGCCGACCGGAAGTCCCCGGTGCCGGCATGACCGAGCACCGCATGACTGTCCAGGAGAAGCGCATCGCAGCGCTGCGCAAGTGCTGGCAAACGAAGTTCATCAGCCAGGACCAGCTCAACCACATCACAAAGGACGAGCACGAGCAGCTCGGCATCATTGCCGAGTTCGTGATCAACGGGTTCCTGAAGCCAGTGCACATCGAGGACGTCCTGCGCTGGCAATGGACGTCGGCCGCCGCGTTCGCCCTGCAGATCTTCGAACCACGGAAGGGCAAGCACGAATGAACGACCCAACCTCAACCAACGGCAAGCCACCGCTCTCGCGCCTTCCCGACGTGCTCGAAGACGGGGCGGACGTCATGGAGCGCGGCGCCAAGAAGCGCACGCCCAACGACTGGCGCGAGAAGAACTACGCGATCAGCCTTTTCACTGATGCCGGTGAACGCCACGTACAGGCGTACAAGCGCGGCCAGGACAACGATCCCGAGAGTGGCCAACCGCACCTGGCGCATGCCTTCGTGAACTTCATGATGGCCCACGAGCTGCACCGCGACGGTCTGGGAGTCGACGATCGCTGGAAGCGCGCTCAAGCAAAGTTGGGCGTCGATTTCGGCACCGTCCCGCAGAGCGTGATCTTCTTCGACGAGGTCCACACCTGGCCTCCGCACCTTCACGTCTCACCGTTCAAGAAGCCGAGTATCTGGCAGTGGCGCAAGTGGCACCGCTATCGCACCGCTGAGTCCCGGTTCTGGATGGCGACGACGACGGCTCCACCGCGCCGTTGGTGGCAGTTCTGGAGGCGATCAAAGTGAGCATCATGACCGCCCTTGGAGGGCTTCCGCCCGAACACCGCCAGCGCATGCAGCGGCGTGTGGACGACATCCTCGGCGTCCTCCTCGAGCACGAGGTGACGATCAAGGCGACGTCGTACGACAAGGACAAGCAGCAGGGCCACTACGGCTCGCAGGTGCCTCCAGGCGTCGACGTCGACACCGCGGTCGACGGCAAGGCCCCGCCGTACTGGGTCAGCCCGTACCACCACTTCCGCCGGCGCCTCGAACTGGCCGAGGACGAGTACACCTTCCGCGCCATCCTGCGCTCAGCGGCCAAGCGCGCCGACGAGCTTGAGACGCCCGGCCGCATGGTCGCTGCAGTCGGCGGCACCAACTGGGAAGAGATCGAGATCGAGATCCTCGAGGAGGGCTACGGCGCGTCGCCAGCGAGGATCGCCGAGAAGTACGGCATCGGCATCGACCTGGTCGAGCAGATCCGCGAGGAGAGCGACCACGACCCGAAGACCGGCGAGTACGCCGGCGAGGACGAGTTCATCAAGTCGAAGGTCTTGGAGATGCACCTGGTGGACGGTCTGCCGGTCGATCGCATCTACCCGATCGTGCGCAAGTCACGCGCCACGGTCTACCGCTACATCAAAGAAGAGCTCAAGCGCCGCGCGGCAGCGTAAACTGAGCGCATGACACCAGTGACGAGCAGCTCGAACTTCCCGACCGGCGACGGAGATCCCTCGACCTGCGACCACGAGTGGATCGAGGCAGAGGGCGACGGCAAGACGACGATCGGTGGCAAGGTCTGCCTCAGGTGCGGACTTGCCGAGGTTGAGGTCGCTGACGCGATCGCCGAGCAGCTGCGCTCCGACAATCCGCCCTCGCATGGGTTCAGCGACTTCATCGATCAGAACCAAGACGGAGAGCACCAGGGCGAGGTCTGGACGCCGGGCGACTAGCTGCAATTTCGCTCCCAAATCGGCCTGTCTCATTTTTGCCGTCCGTGAGACAAGTTAACTTCAGAATTGCAACAGCTGACGGACCAAAGATCCGGTCAGTTTTCAACCCGCGGTGAGGCCGATAGCCCTGTGGGTTTTCTCTTGTCAACTTACGCCTGCAGCTGATCTCCACGGACAGCAAGTAGGTGTGGGAACGGGTCGTCCCTAGGGCGATCGCGCGCGCATCCGGGGGGTGGGCGTAGCAACCGACGTCTGGAGCCGGTGGCCTCGTGCCGCCGGCCTGGCGCTCGGTCCAACCGGGTATCCGACCCGACCGCCTCGACTGCAGTCCTCGTCGAGGTCCGTGGGCGTGCGCCGTCGCTAGGTGCCGCCTCACGAGGAACAGGAGGAGCGCATCCGTGCTCGCCTTGCATTGCTTATTGCCCTCGCCGCGCTCGTGGCGATCGCAGCTGGTCCGGTATCTGGATCGGAAACTCCACCTCTTCGCGCTGCAGCCGACGGACACACCTCCGTCAAGCGGTGCAAGACGGTAACGCCGCACACGTACAACAAGCGTGTCCGGCTCTTACGCGAGATCTCCGGCGACAACCGCCGCGGGACCCTCACCAAGCGCAAGCGCTGCAAATACGGCGCCTACGCCGACCTCGGCCGAGCTGTTCGCAAGGCTCGTGCTGACTGCCTGAAGAAGGTCAACCATCCGGAAGACCACAACCGGAACAAGGCCGGGACCACCGGAGCCAGCTTCTACAGCTACGGCGACTCTGGAGGCCTGACCGGAGCGTGCGGAACGTTCCTACCGAACTTCTCCGCCGACTACAGCTTCGCCATTCTCGGCACCGGCGACGTCCGGTCCGTGTGCGGCCAGCGGTTCTATTTCCATCGTCATGGCGTTACGCGGTCTGGATTCCAGGCCGACACCGGGGGCGGGGGTGGATACGCCGGCGGCTATCCCAGAACGTTCGACTTCTGGAATCCGAACCAAGAATGCGTCAACGGGCGTTGTCATCGCCCAGGCCTTGCTCGAGACCTGCGGCTCACATCCGCCGACCTCGGAAGCGTCCAGTACAGCAAGCACAACTGCTGGGCTCGTTGAACCAAGTTTCCGCCGAGTCATAGCGGCGGATAGCGCGGGGTGGCCTTCCTGACCCTGTTGGCCCGTCGATCGTCCGGGTGCGCGAGCAGACGATCGCTTACCCGGCTGGCTCTTTCAGCCTCCTGAGTCAGCCGGGCAACGTCGCGCCAAGGAGCAGTCTGGTTGCTCGCCGCGCTCATAACGCGGAGGTCCCGGGTTCGAATCCCGGTGGCGCTATCGAAGTACCGACCAAGGAGAACACGATGGACCCAGCAGAACTAGACAAACGATTCGACCTACATCCGGCAACGGCGATCACGGGGCCGACGATGGACAGCCTCCGCACCTGCCACAAGAGCCTGGCCGCCATGGTCACCGAGCTCACGCCACCGAGCCGCGAGCAGTCGCTGGCGATCACCGCACTCGAGGAGGCGCTCTTCTGGGCGAACGCCGCGGTGGCACGCAACACCGAGGAGCCACAATCGTGAGCGACGAAACCCAGGTCACGATCGAGACGGCGGACGGCCAGAAGGTCGAGACAACGCTCGACGCGATCACGAACGCCGCGAAGGCGTTCGAGCAGCTCAGTTTTCAAGTCGACCCGTTCCCCGGCTTCGAGAAGCGACCGCTTCTCGGTGCCACGGTGAAGATCGGAGTCGAGCTTCAAGTCAACAAGAACCTGCAGCCAGGCGACCAGCTCGTCGTCCTGATCCAGGACGCAGACGGCGAGGTCCTCTCGATGGGAGACGCGCACGTCGAAGACGTCGCCTTCAAGCCCGTCAAGGACAGCGGCGACATCATCGGCCAGCAGCGCCAGCACAAGGCGAAGCTGGACTAGTGCCTGACGAGAAACGCGAAGTGGACGGTCCGCCGCCTCCGCCTCGGCCGATCCCAAACCTGATGCTCGACGACTCGCACTACAGGTCGTCGCTTGCCTGGGGCGACGTGATGCTGGTCGTCGCGCTCGCCGTTGCAGTTCTCACTTACGTCTTGCTTTAGGAGACCAGCTTGCCTCTCGTTTGGCTCCCGACTGAAACAGACGCCGACCCAACCACCACGATCGCGGCGCCCGGCGTCTCGATCGGTGTTGCTGAGGTCATCGTCACCGACACGGCTTCGATGCCGCCCGTCGGTTACGTCGGATGGGCCGTCATCGACGACGAGGTCATGACCGTCACTGGTGCGGCGGACAATCCTTACCCGATCGACCGTGCTCAGGCTGGCACAGTCGAGGCGGATCACGCCGCCGGCGCGGCCTTCAATTGGACCGTTGTGCCGGCCACGGTGATCGCCCTTGTGAAAGAGCAGGTCACAGCAGCCGACGTTTCGGGGCTGGCTGACGCCCTCGCAACCAAGCTCGACACAGCCGCCCTAGACACAGACGGCACCCTCTCCGCCAACTCAGACTCCAAGGTCGCAACCCAGAAGGCGACCAAGACATACGCCAATCTGCACGTGAAGAAGGCCGGCGACGCGATGAGCGGGAACCTTGTCGTGCCTTATGGAAACACCGGCTCTCCGGGTCTTCAATTTCAAGACTCCAGCGCTGGATTCTTCCGGGCAGGCAGCGGCATCTATCTCAAGGTCAACTCGTCGATAGGACTGGGCCTGAACCCGTTGGGCGGGCAGATGATCGTCTACCCGCCGATGGCACTACTGACCGCATCCGGCTTTGCCAGCGCTCCGAAACGCCTAACCGCATTCGGCCTGCTTGCCGCCTTGCAAACGGACGACATGGTGATCCTCTGCGACTTTGCTGCTTCTGCCAGCGGCGATCTCCCGAACCTTGACCTACAGACCTACGCTCGTGGACGGCACATCACGTACAAGGACACATCTGGCAACGCATCCAGCAATCCCCTGACGTTCAATATTGAGGCTGACATTTTCGGCTTCTACACGCCGACAATCGATGGGGCGACATCGTACGTTCTCGACCGTGACTATGGATGGGTTACGTTCGTCGGCGATTTCAGCGTTGACGGCGCGGGAGAGCGTCACTACCACGTAATCGGAGAGGGCTAATGGCCACACGAACCGAAGACCTTCTAGCCACCGTCAACCTGCTGATCGAAGCCGAGGCGAACGGGGATACAGAGCAGGTGGCGATCCTCGAAGCTGCGGTGCTTGGACGCGCACGCGCGGCCGCCAGCGACCCCGACCCTGATCCCGAGCCAGCAGAACCCACGATCGAGGCTCAAGCAAAAGCACAGGTCACGGAGCAGACCAAGATGCGCGCATACCAAGTCAAGGCCGAAAACGAGATCGTCCAAGCCGCAGCCAAAGCCTCCAACGTCGAAGGCGTCACACCCGAAACAGTGATGCTGCAAGACCCTGACGCGGTGCTTGCGGTCTTGGCAAGCCAGTCTTCATAGCTCAGTGCGTTTCACCTCGAAATTCGGTCACGCCAAGTTCGGCCGATGGAAGTGGGGATGGTGGCGACAAGCTGAGGTCGCACAGGATCCAGCCGTCGAGTCGGTTGAGCACTACAGGCCGCGCACCACGACTGCGGTTGCATGGGATCCACGAGACGGCGGCGCTTCGCAGTTCGGTCCGACGGATACGCTCCCGACGCATCACGAGAGCACAGCAGCAGCGGCATTACCCGCAGCTTCACGCACCACGGTGGCAACACCGAGCACACCTTCTGAGGCCGACGCAGCTGCATCAGGCTTCAGGACCGCAGACGCCGCGTCGACGGCACTGAAGTCGAGCGACACGGTCTCGCACGCGCCCTCCTCGTCTGAGGCAGCGGCTGCAGCGACGGTAGGGACGAGCGCCAGGCCAGAGGGCGTACGCACCATCACCACGTCTCACTGGCCGATTGGAGATCCTGACTGATGATCAAGCAAGCAGACCAGGGCGATCCGATCGGGATCGAGATCACCTTCGAGAACGCCGGCGTGCCGTACGACTGCGACCCATCGTTCGCGGCCATCACGCCCACCGGACGCAAGATCGACATAGCCCCGGCCAACGTCACGCACGTTGGCACTGGGGTGTACCGGGCCTGGCACTCAAGCAAGGCGGCAGCCGGCGACTGGCGCATCGAGGCGTACGGCGACACCGACGCGGATCCAGTCGGTGTAGCTGAATGGCGTGTGCGACCCACACGCATCAACGGCTGATGCCTCGCGGCATCCTTTGCCGCAGGTGTGGCCGCGTGCGATCCAGCTCACCGTGCACTGACTGCGCCGAGGTGATCAAGCGCGAGAAGGAACAGCGCGTGGCGCTGATCAAACAGAACAGCTACTACACGACGCCGGCATGGCGCAGGCTTCGCACCATGGCCGCTCGGATCTTCAGGGAGCGCTTCGGTATCGAGGGTTGCATCGTGTGCGGATCCCTACTCAGGATCAACTGGCATCACGTCGTACCGCGGTCTGAGGGTGGCCCTGACAGCGTCTCCAACCTCTGTCCGCTCTGCGGACGGCACCACACCGAGCTCGAGAACGACATCCGCGCAGGACGCGACTCCGAGCTCCGTCGCAAAGTTGAGGCCACCCCCCAACTTTTTTTGTAACGAGGCCCCGCTGCACCCGCCCCCCAGGGCGCATTTTTTCCACCCACCTTTTTTCCTTTTTTTAGAGAAGGAGCTTTTTTGGCTACACCGCGTAAGTCGGGCCGGCAACGCGGCGGTACGAAGAAACCCGCCGGCACAACTCAAGGCCACCGCAAGCAAACCAAGTTGGAGGCAGTCCCCGCTCCGGATCAGGAGTCGACCGCCGACGTGATCGAGATGCCGCTCGAGGGCGAGGTTGTCGAACATGACGACGAGGCCGCGGCCGAGCTCGCCGAGCGGCGAACCGGGATCGCAGACGGTGTACCAACGCCGCCGGTCAAGCTCGGCGCCGTCGCCGCTCAAGCGTGGTCGATGTTCTGGGGGTCGCCGGTTTCCAGGGCGATTGTCGACTCGGACCGCTACGCGCTCGACCGCTGGATCCGGAATGTCGAGCAGCTCGAGGAGTGTCACGAGTTGATCGGTTCCAACCTCACAACCGAGGGGTCGACCAAGCAGGTCCGGCTCCACCCGCTCTTCAAGCGGATCAACGAATTGGAAGACCTCATTCAACGCGCTGAGAAGAAGTTCGGCATGACGCCACTCGATCGACTCGGCCTCGGCGTTGTCGCCGGCGAGCACGAGCTCACCGCGAAGAAGATCAACGATCTGGCGAAGGAGCGCAAGGGCAATGCCAGCAGCAAGCCAACGAAAAAGCCCCGCGCGCTCCCGGCCGGCGGCAAAGAAGAAGACGAGTTCGAAGCGGTCTAAGCCGAAGAAGCGCACTCGCGGGTTTGAAGTCTGCGACTGGATTGAGACGCACTGCGTCCACACGAAGGCCGAGTGGATCGGCCAGCCGTTCAAGCTATTGCCGTGGCAGCGCCAGCTGATCCTCGAGCTCTTCGAGATCGACGGCAACGGACTGCGGAGATTTCGTTGGGCTCTTTGGGGCGTGCCGAAGAAGCAGGGCAAGACAGAGCTCGCCTCTGCGCTCGGTCTCTACTTCCTGATCGGTGACGGTGAGCCGGGCCCGCTCGTTGTCTGCGCAGCTGCCAGCGACGACCAGGCCGACCTGGTGTACGGCGCGGCGAAGACAATGTGCGAGTACTCACCGACGCTGGACCTGATCACCGAGTGCTACGACAAGGAGATCCTCGCGACGCACGCGATGGTCTGGAATCGCGAGACCGAGGAGTACGACCTTTACGAAAACCCGGGCGCGGTGCTCAAGCGTGTCGCCGCGGTGGCCGGCACCAACGACGGTCAGAACATTCACGCCGTCATCTGCGACGAGTTGCACGAGTGGGTAGGCAAGAAGGGTCGCAACGTCTGGACCGTTCTGACCAACGGTGTCGGCGCGCGGCGCCAACCGATGGTGCTGCAGATCACGACTGCCGGCTACGACGAAGACACGATCTGTTTCGAGGAGTACGACCGCTGCAAGGCGATCGAGTCGGGGCGGAAGAAGGATCGCCGGTATCACTTCTGGTGGGTTGAAGCTGACCCCGAAGCCGACTACCGCAAGGAGGCCACCTGGCGTTCTTGCAATCCGTCCTACGGAATCACAGTCCGCGCGGACTTCTACCGCGACCAGATCAAGAAGAAGCCAGAGGCGATCTTCCGCCGCTACTTCTTGAACCAGTGGACGTCGGCCGAGGAGGCCTGGCTTCCGTCAGCCGTTTGGAAAGCGAACACCGAGAAGGGGCTTGAGATCCCCGAGCACGCCGACGTTTTTCTCGGCGTCGACGTCGGAGTTCGTCAAGACAGTTCCGCAGTGACAATCGTCCACCCGCGTGAGTCCGACTTTGCGGTGCAAACGATCATCAAGTACCCGCCTGGCGGGAACGATCAAAACGCAGTCCTCGAGCTGGAGATCATCGAGGAGATCATTCGTGATCTCGCCGATCGCTACACGGTCCGCGGCGTTGCCTACGACCCGTGGAACTTCGAGCGCTCGGCACAGGGACTTTCAAACGACGGACTCCTGATGGTCAAGTACCCGCAGAGTCCGTCGCGCACAGCGCCGGCGAGCGCCCTCCTTTTCGAGGCGATCATGACCGGCGAGATCAAGCACGACGGCGACGCGGAGTTCACCGCGCAGGTGCTAGCTGGCGCAACGCTGAAGACTCCAACCGGCTGGCGACTGGTCAAGAACAAATCCACGAAACCAATCGACTCACTAATGGCGCTGATGATGGCCTTCGACACTGCCGTCAACGGCGAGATCGAAGGCGTGAGCGTCTACGACGAGAAGGACCTTGAGGTGATTTGATGCTCTATCCCTTCCGCTTTGCGGCCAAGCTGGCGCGCGCGTTCAAGTCGCGATCGACGATCGAGCAACTGTTCATCCTTGGTGTCTTGATGATCGCCGTCGGCGCCGGCTTGCACAGCCTGCCCGCCGGACTGGTCACGCTCGGTGCGATCACCAGCGTCACCACATGGCGCCTCGGGATGCTGCCTGAGCCGCCGGAAGGAGGTAGCGCGTGAGTTTCTTCGGACGCGAAACCGGCGCGAGCGCGACGCAACAGCGAGCGTTCCCTTCTGACGAGCTCTGGATGCAGTCGGCGTTTCTCGGCGAGAAGAGCTTCACCGGAGATGTCATCTCGGTCCAAGGGTCGATGCGCTTGGTGTCGGTTTTTGCGGCGATTCGAATCTTCTCCGAGAACATCGGCTCGCTCCCGCTCGAGATGTTCGACACCGGAGGCGCCTTGCCGAAGAAGGCGACGGGCGAGGGGTCGTGGGATCTCCTGCGCCGTCGACCGAACTACGAGATGACCGCCGTCGATTGTTGGTCGACTGTGATCGCCCATCTGAAGGCGTGGGGTAACGCTTACCTCGGCAAGGAGAAAGTTGGCGAGAAGGTCGTCGCACTATGGCCGATCGATCCGCAACGTGTCTCAGTGAAGCGTGTCAGAGGTCGAAAGGTGTTTGTGGTCTTGCCGGAGTTGGGCGGCTCTGGCGACATCAAGGAATACACGGACGCTGACGTCATCCACATCAAGGAAATGGGGATCGACACGTTCGTCGGTCTGTCGCCTATCCAGCAGGCGCGTGAGGCGATCGGCCTCGGCCTCGCGCTCGACGAGTACGGCAATCGCTTCTTTGCAAACCGCGCCACGCCGGCGGGATACATCAAGCTCAAGAACAGCTTGAAGAAAGAAGGCTCGGCCGAGCGGTTGAAAGCGCGTTGGGAGTCGCTCTACAGGGGCAACCGAAACGCCCACAAGGTCGCCGTACTCGAAGACGGCGCGGAGTTCGAGCCGCTCGCAATCCCCATGCGCGACGCGATGTATGTCGAGCAGCAGAACTTCACGGTCCAGCAAATAGCCAGGCTCTACGGCTTGCCAGCGTTCTCCCTCGGCGTGAAGACGGGCGACACGTTGACATACGCGAACGTGGGCGCGAGCCAGATGCAGCTTCGTGACGCATTGCGTCCGACTGCGACCCGGATCGAGCAGGCGCTCACGGCTGACCCTGATCTCTTCCCACGCAAGCCGGGCAAGTTCTTCGAAGCGCGGTTCAACTTTGACGAGTTGCTCCGCGCAGATCGACTTACGCGCTACCAAGCGCACGTCCTCGGTATCGGCAGGTTCCTCACTCCGGACGAGATTCGCGAGATCGAACAACTACCGGCGACCGACCAATTCGACAATGTTTCGGCGCCATCGTCGGAATTGCCCAATCCCCACGAGCCGCCCAAGGAGGCACCAGGTGCCAGCAGCGACCCTGCCGCAGTCGAATCCGACTGAGGTTCTTCACCGCAATTATGCGATCCGAACGGATCCCGCCGGCGACCGCTCCGTGAAGGGCTACGCCTCTGTCTGGGGTTCGCGCAACAGCTACTGCGAGGTCTTCGTGCCCGGCGCCTTCGCCGAGACGATCGCCAACCGGGACGCTGACAACCCACTTCCGATGCTCTGGCTACACCGTGAGCCGATCGGCGCATGGACCGAAGTCGAAGAGGACGTACACGGCCTTGCGCTCGGCGGCCGAGTTTCCGAGACGCAGACAGGCAATGAGGCCCTCACACTCGTTGGCGATCGTGCACTCAACGGATTGTCGATTGGATTTCGCCTCATGGAGGAGTACTGGGCGGAACCGGGTGAGACCGTCACGTTCGAGACCGAGCTCGGCAAGTTCACGTACTCCAACGAGCGCACTACGTTCTACATCACCCGGGCCCAGCTTGTGGAGACAAGCCTGGTCGTAGCACCGTCCGACGACGAGGCCCGACTGGTGCGTTCGGCTGTCGAGCAGCTCGGAGGCGCGCTGCCCGCGCTCCGTGACGACTCCGCCAGCTGGGAAGACGTCGCCTACTCGATGGCGCTCCTGATGGGTGGCCGCGGCGCCGGCGCATTCCGAGACGTGGAAGACCACCAGCGTCGCGCGGTCTACACCCGATTGGCCGCGCAGTACGAGCGCCACGACAAGACGCCGCCAGCGTTTGTCGCCGAGCCGGAGTTCGCACAAGTTTCGTTCACTCACGACGAGCGGGAGGTCTTCGCAGACCGCTATCTGCGCAAGAACCTCAGCGCGGTCGAGGTGAGCACACGAGGGATCGAAGGTCCGCTAACCGGAGACACCCTCGAGGCCGCGCGACGCGCGGTCGACGTTCTGCGCCCGCTGATCGCAGACGAGCTAGACACCGAGTCCGAAGAGCGGCTGCGAGAAATTCACCAGAAGCTTGAGGACGCCACTAAGAATCTGAGGAGTTAAAATGCCAGAGGAAATCACTCTCGAGCGCGTCGCTCAGTCGGTCAGCGAACTCGCTGAAGCCGTCGAAGAATCGCGCGGCGAGCAGTACGACCGCGACAAGATCGCGGAGATCGTCACCGAGACCATGGACGCGCAGCGTGCCGCCGACGAAGAGACGAACCGTCGCAACGGCTACCGCCCGGGCGACGACGTCGACGTGACCGACGAGGACGTCCGAGGTCTTCGCTCGGCCACTCCGCAGGAGCGAGCAGCCAAGATCCACAGCCGCTCAGCTTCGCGCGTCGCATCCGTGATCAACCGCTCCGTTGAGCAGATCTCGGAGTTCCATCGCGCGGCGGACAACCTGTTGTTCGTCAGTGCAGCGCTCGGCGTTGACCCGCGCGAGACGAAGTACTTCGACGAGGAGTACATCCCGTCTCTGCGAGCACTCGACACGGCCACCACGGCCGAAGGCACCGAGTACGTCCCGACCGGACTCTCGGCGTCACTGATCGAGCGCGTCGCGCTTCAGCTCCGCGTCGCGGCGCTGTTCCCGGCGATCCCGATGCCGACGCAGCCGTTCGAGATCATCGGACGTGGCGTGTCGCGTGTGCGCACCGGCAAGCTCGCCCAGAACACGGCGGACACCGGGCAGACTGGCGCGAAGAAGATCACGCCGGCCACGCGCAAGATCACGCTCACGGCGGTCAAGTTCGCCGGTGAGATGCTGGTCTCCAAGGAAGCCGAAGAAGACGCGATCATCGCGATGCTTCCGTTCATGCAGGAAGAGCTCGTTGACTTCCTCGCGGCGGACATCGAGGACGCGATCATCAACGGTGACACGGCCGGCAGCCACCAGGACGCGGACGTCACCGCATCGGACGACCCGCGAAAGAACTGGAACGGCCTCCGCAAGCTGGCTCTCGCCGGCGCGAAGACCGACGGTTCGAACGCGGCGCCGACGGTCGCGATGACCCGCGTCAGCCGCAAGAAGCTGGGCAAGTACGGAATCCAGGTAAGTGACCTGGCGCACATCACATCGATGAGCGCGTACATCCAGCTCCTGTCGGACACGAACGTGATTACGATCGACAAGTACGGCCCGGCCGCGACCATCCTCACGGGTGAGCTCGGCAAGGTCGACGGCGTGCCAGTCGTGGTCTCGGAGTACGTCCGCCAGGACCTCAACGCGACCGGCGTTCAGGACGGCGTAACCACCAACCGCACGGAGACCCTCACGGTCAACCGTCGTGGCTATTTGATCGGCGACCGTCGCGAGACGTCGATTCAGGTGCTGCGCGAGCTCTACGCGGAGTACGACCAGGACGCGATCCTGGCGACGATCCGCAAGGCGTTCACACCGCGCTTCCCGTCGGCGACGGAGACCACCGTCGCGATCACCTATAACCAGGCCGTCTAGCCAGGCAGCCTGACCTGTTCCGAGGAGGGCGGCGCGTGCTGACGTTTGGGCGCGCCGCCCACCTTCACTCTCGATGCCAACAAGGAGAACATCCATGGCAAAGATCACCTGCCTCACTGAGGCGTACAACGGCTCCGACGGCGAGGACATGCTCACGCTCGAGTACGGCGACGTCGTCGAGGTCAGCGCCGAGAAGCTCAAGCAGCTCAAGGCCGACTTCGGTGAGACCGACCCACCCTGGTTCGACTTCACGGGCAAGGCGGCTCCGAAGCGCAAGGCGGCCGCGTCCGACGAGGACGAAGAAGCCTGATGCAGTTCGTGCAGAAGTCAGCTCCGTCGACCATCAGCTGCGTCTTCGACGTGGATGGTGTGCCGACGGAGCTTGACTCTCCGCCCGAAGTGACGATCACCGCCAGCGATGGCACGTCGATCGTCACGGCCACGTCGGCCAAAGCGGCCGAGGGCGACCAATATGACTACAGGCTCGCCGGTCAGCCGGCGCTCGACGTGCTCAAGGCCGTCTGGACGGGTGAGCTGGGTGGAGATCCGATCAGCGTCACGACGTACGTCGAGGTAATCGGTTCGGTCCTCTTCACGGTCGCGCAAGCAAAGAAGCGCAAGGCCTTCCAGCAGCGCAATCGCTTTACCCCACTTGATATCCGCATCGCACACGACCTCGCGCTTGAAGCGCTGCAGGACGCGTGCGGCGTGGCGTTCGTTCAGCGCCGGCGCGCG